ACAACCTCGTCCGACTCCTCCTCCTGCGTTTGCGTCTCGCCGTCGTTCAGTTGGTCGCTGGTGGCATTGTTCTCACCAGTTTCAATCTCAACTTCCTGCGGCTCGTCCTCAATCGCTACGGTTTCGTCGACTTGGCTCTCATCAACAATCACTGCCCTTTTGTTCATCGGTTGACCCCATCAAACTCACCCATTGGTACGGCTGGGTGGATACCGTTTCCCACATTCTCACCCATTTGCCATCATCTGACAACGGGTTGAATTTCTTGGCCCATGACAGCTTGCTGCGCTGCCTCGATTTCGGTCAGCACTAGGTTCTGCTGCTCCAGGCTGGTCTTGGCCAGCGTCTCGGCCGTCTTGGCACGAGACAGGCCGGCGTCGGCCACGGTCTTGATTGTGCTGGCGCGCGCCTGGGCTGCCTTTGCGATGGCCTCCTCGGCCGCAGCCTGCAGGAAAACAGCATTCGGGTCTTGGGGCTGGCCCTGCAGCTCGATCATCATCTGCTCGGCCTCTTGCTCGGTCGGCTTGACCACGCCCATGCGCAGCAGTTTCTTGCGGAAGAAGTCGCGCACGTCACCGATGCCCTCGCCCTCCATGTTCAGCATGGCCATCGCCTGCAGCACCTGCTTGGTCTCTGGGTCGTCGCTGATGGCCATCATGCCGGTCAGCGCCCGGACGGTCGCCTGTCGCTTGCTTGAGCTGGACGGGCCGACATCGACGATCACGTCAAACTTGGCCTGGCTCAGATCGTTTTGCATGACCACCTCGCCGGTCTCGCTCACCATTGGCTGCATCAGCTCGACCGTTTCCACGTCCTCGGTCCTGCCGATCACCTTCATGCGTCTGCCCTCTTCGACGTAGATGTCCTTGGCCATGCTGAGCCAGATTTCGCCGCAGCGCTTCATGCCCTTGGCAAAGTTGCTCATGTAGATGTAGGTCTGCATGTCCACGCGGGTCTGGATCATCTCGACGGCCTTGCCGGAGATGTTGCTCACCATCTTGTCGGCCTGCTGCGAGCTGCCCAGGATGTCCTGCATGTCCTGTTCGGTGATCTGCAGCAGGGCTGCCATCGCTGGTGGTATCTGTGCGCTGCGGGTGTAGGCCACCGGGCCGCTGACAGTCTGGCTGCCGTCGGGTGCCGTGATCGGGTTCACCAGCAGGTAGGGGAAGTTGCGCAGGTTGTCGTCTGCCCACATGAGCTGGTGGCCAGAGACCTGCTCAGGCGTGAGGATGGGCTTCTCGACGCTGGACAGCGCGCTGATCTCGCCCAGCTTGCTGAGCTGCATGTTCTTGAGACGCTGTGCATCCTTGGCCAGGCGCACGTGGCCCATGCAGCGCTCGATGTTGTCGACAAACCAGCGCTTGCCGTAGACCGGGACGATGGGGATGCAGTTGCCTGCAATGTAGCCTGCGTCTTCGAGCACCTTGCCGCCGGACATGATGTATTTATGCACGCGCTTACGCTTGATCTTGCGTCGTCGCACTTCGCGGCTGCCGATGGCGTTCAGGGTTTCTTCGAGGTTCTCGTCCTTGTCGAAGTCGATCTGGCGGTAGCGCTCCTCGGTGCCGTCGATGGCTCGGAAGATGCGGATGGTCTCGTTGACCTCCTCGACCTTGTAATACTCAGCGATAAACACCACGTCAGGCGTGGCCCAGTCGAACTCGTACTGGTGGATGATCTTGGGCCAGTCGGTCGGGTCGTCGCCCCATTCCTCTTTGTAGCTGGCCCTGGTCATCGAGGTGACCACGAAGCAGGACTTGGCGTCCGACTTGTCTTGGCGCTTGCTGTTGAGGTCAAAGAACACCGAGCTGTCGGCATCGAAGATCGGCTCCATGCGGATGCGCTGATACTCGTTTTCCTCGTCCTCATCGTCCTCGTAGACGGTGCGCAGACGCCAGGCACCAAAGCCGCCGCCCACTGCCTCCTCGAAGGCGTTGTCGTAGGCCTCGTCGGCCACGCTGTCCTGCTCGTCGGCACGGTATAGGCCGTCGCAGGTGTCGGCCAGCTTGTCGTTCTCGCCGTCCTTGCTGACGTAGTCAACGGTGATGCGGTTGTTGCGGTACTCGTTGACGATGCGGATCACCGACAACATGATCTTGTTAACCTCGAACTTGGGCTTGTTCTCGTATTGGTCCCAGAGTGGCCCTTCCCACTGCGCACCGCACAGGCTGTAGAAGCGCCGGTCTTGCAGGCACTGCAGGCGCTCATCGCGCAGGGCAGTCTGGATGTCGTTAAATTGCTTTAGCGCATCGTCGTGCAGCGTGCTTAGGAATTGCTCTTTTGAAATGCGCGCCATATTTTCGCCCTTGTTTCAAGTATTTTCTCACCATTTGCTGTTCACTGGCAATGGCGTGAAGTTTATGGACCGTGTAATGGGTACCGCCCTGCGCACGCCCTCGCAAGCATATCGCAGCGCATCGATGACGTGATTCTTCTTGTCCTGGAGCACTGGCAGCACCTTGCCGGTCAGCGGGTCGGTCTTGTAGCTGTAGAACGTCAGCTCGTCGATGGTGTGCGTGCAGCGTGGGTGCACCACGATGTCGTAGGACTTGAGCCACTCGACGCCCTCCTCGACCGACTTGGCACCTTTGACCGCGCCCATGATCTTGGGGAAGCCGTGCTTGCGCATGTGGCTGATCGTCTCGGGCCTGGAGCTGTCGGCCACGATGGGCCACTTCTCGGCCTCGGGCACTTGCATGAACAGCTCGGGTGTGTTGATGATTTCGCAGCCGACCATGTAGGCCTCTTCGTCGATGTAGAGCGTGCGGCCAATGATGTGGCAGCGCACCAGGACGGTCGGATCGGTGGCAAAGCCCCAGTCTGCGCCAAGCCGGTGGATGGCGTCCTTGGGTGCCTCGAACTCCTCGACGCGCCAGTTGCGGAAGACGCGAGCGCTGCTGTTCTGCAGGTAGCCACCACGCCAGACGTGTGCGTACTTGTCCGGGTCGCGCGCCAGGTCGTACTCCATCTCGGCGCGCAGCACATCGGGGAACCAGGGGTTGTCGTCGAAGTTGACATCGATCACCGTGGCGTCTGGTGGAGGCTTGTCGCCACGCAGCAGGTGATCGACTGGGTCGCTGGCCTGGCTCGGGTTCCAGGTGAACCACAGCTCGGAGCCTGGCTTGCGAATGGTTGGCCGCAGCAGGTCCAGGCTGCGCTGGGACAGCGACTGCGCCTCCTCGACCCAGGCTCGGTCGTAGCCTTCGAGTGACTTGATCGAGTCGGCCGTGTGGTTCTGCATGCCCTGGAAGATGATCAGACCGTCGCCCTTCTTGGACTTGATGACGGCCTCCTGTACCTCGAAGTACGCGCCAGCGTTCATCTGCTCGATCTTGAGTTCGAGCAGGCGCTTGACGGACTGGGCCAGTGATTTCTGGACCTCGCGCACGCAGACGCTGCGGCTGGTCTGGTCCATGATGTGGGCCTCGATCATCATCTCGGCAAAGGCGTGGGACTTGCCCGAGCCACGGCCGCCGTGTGCGCCCTTGTAGCGCGCCGGCTGCAGCAGCGGCAGCGCCCATTCTGGTGTCTCGATGCGCAGGGTCGTCACTTCTTGACCACCACGCGCTCGATCTTCTGGATCGCCAGTGGCCGATCTGGATCGCCAGTCAGCTCCAGTTTGTCGCCGAACTTCTTCGGGGCCAGCTTGGACAGCAGCCACTTGCGGGTGTCCACCTGCAGCTTGGCGCGCTGCACATCCATCGGCACCTTCTTTTTCACCACCACCGGCTTGCCATCTTTGCCGACTACCTGCTCCTCGATCTCCTCGAATGCCTGGTCAGCGATGGCCATCGTCTCGTTGGCCAGCAGCTCGATCAAGTCCTCGCGCGCGCGCGCGTACTCTGCAGCAAGATCGGCGTCCTGATTCAACCACAGGTTGAACGTGCTTTGATTCACGCCAGCGACCTGGCAGGCCTTGAAGGCGCTCATGCCGCTGCGCATCCCAGCGAGCACCAGGTCGGCGACCTTGCGCCGGTCTGGACTTCCTGCCGTGGTTTTTTTCTTGGTCACCATGTCACCACCTCGTCCAGAGTAGGAACGCCTAGATCGCCAAGACGCCGATCCACCAGCCTGCTGCGACGAACAGGACGGTGGCCAAAACCCAGAGCAGTGTTTCGTGTGATTTCGTGGTCATGCTGCATTCTCCTCCAGTTCGATCAGCTTGTCCAAGTAGTGCCTGGCTTTGCGCAGGTCGTCCAGGCCTCCCTTGTCACGCCATCGGCTGACGTACTTGACGATGTTGCCCTCGAAGTACCCGAGGCCGTTGGCCGCGATGTAGTCCCAGGGCTGGATGGTCTTGGCCTTGTAGTGCTGGCCGCCGACCTGGGTGTCGTTGGCCGAACTGATCACTGCCATCGCATCACGCATGTCGTCAACGGCCTGGCGCAGTCGTTGCGAATCACCATTTCATCGGATCTCCGCTCACTCCTCGCGCTCCGCCGGATGCGTCGCCGGCTCGGCGAAATACTCGGCGATCTGGGCGCGGAGGCGGGCGTTTTCGGCGCGCAGCCGCTCGACCTCGGCCCGCAGCCACTTAATCTCCTCGACGCCATCTCGGATCGCCAAGCCGCACGACGGTGGGTGTATGGCGTCCCCCTTGGGGGAAACCCTCAGCATCTCGTCTGCGCCGCGACACAGGCCTTCTGAGATCGACAGCAATAAAGGCAGTTGAGCTTCCCTTGGACGGGTCATGGCTTGTCCCTTTCGTAGAAGTGGCAATCCGCGACAGGAAAGTTGTTCTTGCGGTAGATGTCACCGCCTCGCACCCTGATACCGCCAATCGCGTGCCACCATTTCGCCGCTGGCAATTTGGGCAACTCAGGATCTGGCGCCTCGCAAAATCCGACCCCTGTTAACCGGCCACTCTCATGTCGCCGCCAAGCCGCATGCCGGCACGACAGGCATAGATGCTTGCTCATCGTCCATCCTCCACCGGATGCGTCGCCGGCTCGCGGAAATATTCGGCGATCTGGGCGCGCAGGCGGGCGTTCCAGGCGCGCAGTTTCTCGACCTCGATCCGCGCCTCGTCGCGCTCGCGGGTCAGCCGCTCGACCTCGGCGTCGATGCGGCGGGTCATGACGACTTCTTGAGCGGCTCGTGCAGCCGCTCCAACCCCGCAGGTCGAGGCCCCTCACGGTCAAAGACGAGACTGTCGAGCCGTTGCATCGCCTGCCGGACGAAGTGCGCCATCTCGGCAGATCCTCCCATCTCAAACTTGCCAGACTTCATCGCGCCGCCGAGCGTTTCCAAGTATTCGCGGGCCGCGGCTCGTAGCGCATCGCGCTCCGCGCGCACCCTCTCGATTTCGGCCCGCGCCTCGTCGCGCTCGCGGACCACCGCATCGAGTGCGGTCTGAAGCTGCTTGAGCGCTCCTCGCAGCGCCACCGCTTCCTCGGCGGTGATCACGGTCGGCCAGCCCGCGAGCGGTGCGCCGTCGCGCGCGGGTAGCTCGTCGGCGCGGCGGGTGGGGTTGATGTCGCTCATCGTCCGTCCTCCGCTTCTACCAACGCCAACCCCGCGCGCCGGATCGTGCCGATCTTGTCGCGCCACACCGCCGTGGCGTGCGCGCGGTAGTCTTCGGTGACGCGCGTCCAGAACTCCTCGCCCGCGTCGGCGCGCGCGAGGCGCTCGGCCAGCTGCTCGTCGCTGCTCATCGGAACCCCCAGGCGATCACGGCGATCGCGGTGACAACGCCGGCGAGCAGACACAGCACGCCGGTCCAATAGCGCCGCGCCATCGAGCGCGGGCGGGTTTCTTCCAGCCAGCCGAAAGCTAGGCCGGAGCGGTGGAGGTCGTCATTGCGGTCGGTCATTGCTCGTACTCCTCCTCAAGCTTCACAATGAGCATTTCCGCATAGGTCACGGCGAGCTTGACTTCATCGCGCACGCTCATGTCGGTGTCCTGCGCGATCAAAGCGGCGAGGAACATAGCGGCGAGGCGCTCTACGCGTTCAACATGCCTGTGGGGATCGATATCAAGGTCATCACTCATGGCTCGTCCTCCTGATCCAAGATGTCAATTGCAGTACCGGGAAGCCGCCCGGCCGCTCACCACATCGACGACGGCAGGTGACGCCGTCTCGGAGGGTATCTAGCCCTTCCGATCCTGTGCCGCCCGGCGGGCGGCTTGTTGGCGTTCCGACTGGCATTCCTGCCAGATGAGCCTGATGTGCGCCGGCAGCAGCGACCTGATCGCCGCCGCATGCTGCAAGCACTCGGCCCTGGTTCCCGCCGGGATCTCCACTCCCCGGCATACCCGATCAATGTCGGGTCGGCCGGTGCAGATCACGCCGAGGAGCAGCCAGGGGGTCAGGTCAGCCACAGGACCACCGTCCACATGCCCGCCCAGATCGCGGCCGTGGCTGCCAGGAACTCAAGGGTCCGCATGGCTCGCCTCCGTCTCCGACGCCTCGTTGTCGGTGTCGCGCGACAAGGCACGCAACGCGTCGAGATTCGCCAGCGCGCCGTCGAGCGCGGCGCGCAGCTGCCGCGCCACGGCGGGGCTGATGCAGACCGACGCGGCGCGTGCGCCGCCGGTCGAGCAACGAAAGTCGAGCGCGACGAACGACTGCGCCGGCAAGGCGTGCGCGCGTGCGCTCACCTCGTCAGCGTCGGTGATGATGATCGATGCCAGCATGTGTCCTCCTCTGCTCCGCCGCACCATCGCGGCACCGGCATTCCGCGCATGGCCGAAAGGAATGTGAAATGCTGAAATGGCATGGCAGATATGAGGAAATGGCATTAGGGCAACGGGCGCCACGGGAGGGCAAATAGCGCATGGTACGAAAGCTCACTGAACAGGAAAAAGAGACGTTCGTCCGTCTGTACGAGGCGGGTGCGCGGCTGCTGTCTGTCGCCGCCGCGCTCGACATCTCGGAGACGCGCGCGAAGCGTCTGCGCTCTCAGCTCGGCCTCGCTGGTCGCCGCAAGGAGCGCCGCGACCCGAACGCGCCGCCGCGAAAGATCGAGCGCGGCGATCACGCGGTCGAGCCGCCGATCGACTACGCAGGTGTGGAGGCGCGGTGGGCGTCGCAGGCGCAGGGCGCGCGGTTTGAGGACGTCGCGCATGTTCGGCCGTGGCGGCTGTCGCGCATCGACCGCGCGCCGAAGGTCTACAGCATCACCGGCAACTCCGGCGGGATGTGCGTGCCGTGATGCGCCTCGACCGCACCCTGCCGTTGCGCTGGTGGTCCGCCACGATCGAGGGCGAGCCGGCGTCGAAGGCGAACTCGCGGCGGGTCGTGCGGCGGGGAAAATTCACGCGCGTCATCAAGTCGCAGAAAGCTCTCGACTACGTCGCGCAGCTGCGCGCGCAGATCGCGCCGCTGCCCGAGAGCGAGATGCTGCGCGGGCGGCTCGCGCTCACCGCGCATGTCTTCTACGCCAGCAATCGGCCGGATCTCGACATCTCGCTGATCCTCGATGCCCTACAGGGCATCGTCTACCAGAACGACCGACAGGTGCGCGAGATGCACCTTCACCACCACATCGACCGCGCGCAGCCCCGCACGCGGCTGCACATCATGGAGACGACAGATGACGACGAGTGAGACCTACACCGAGGCCGCGTTCAGCGCGTGGTTGATGACGGCGCAACCCGGCGATCGGGCGCTCTATTTTTCCGGCTACCTCGCATGCGCCGCGCAGGCGCTTTCGTCGGTGCGCCGGATGCGCGAGGTCGTGCAGGAGGCGGCGGCGGTCAATCCGAGGCCGTTGGCAAAGGACACCTCGACCACCGCGCACGAAGAGCGCACGATGTTTTTTTCGCCGTCCGCGCCTCGGCTGGTCGAGCT